AACAATAGAAAAATCTTTGGTTCTTACATTATTAACATACACTCTTACTTCTAAGTCTGACAAATTTCCGCTTTTATTATACCAGCTTATAGAGAAGTTGTTGGTACGCGGACCCACTGTAGGTTGTCCTACTACCCATTGTTCTGATTTTTTGTCAGCTTTGGTCCAGGCACTTAAACTATTATAACTTGTTCTAGAAGTATATTTGCGTAAATATCCAACGTCTGTACTTGCTGTAATAACATTTGCCACATCGTCATAGGTATATGTATCAGCTAACATGTTAAAGTCAAATACAATATCGCCACTGTTTTCTATAGTTCTATAACTTAAAGGAAAATCAAGTTCAGTATCACTGGATCCAGTACCTTGTTTATAACTAAAAATTTTGTTTCCAACAAAAGAACTACCGTCTAAGTCACTTAAACTATTATCACTTCCATTATATAAATCAAATAATGGTGCTTGATTTAATTTTGTTTTATCTTGTGCTTGATTCCATTTTGTTCCGTTATACCAAAATAACTTACCTTTGAACTTTGCTCCAGAAGTGACAAACACTGTTTCATTTTCCTGAGGAGCAGTATCGTCTGTTTCAACAAGTGTAATTTGTCTGTTACCATTTTGCGTAATAAATTTGACTTCGTAAATTTTTCCAGCTACAAAACTGTCAGGATCAGCTGTAAACAATACACGCATACCTGATACTAGTTCTGTCTGGTCAACAAAATAACCTGCTTGTCCTTCAATAGTAGAAAACACATCTTTAGTGACTGTATCTACTAGATCGACTGCTTGCTTGGCAAAACTGCCGCAGTTGTATAATTTTAAACCTGCTTCAAATTCTATAATAGGTCTTACAGCTCTAAAGTTTTGATCTAGTTCAACAGCAACATTATTAATTTTTGCTGTTTGCTCTATAACAGACTTGTGTGTCCACCTGTTATATCTCGACCATTGGTTTTTATCAGGGCTTGCTTTGTTTATACAAATGTAATCTTTTTGATTAGCATAGGAAGTTGCGTTATCAAACGGTAAGTTACTAAATCCTCCGCCATCAAATTCAATAGCATTATCGATAAGATAGTCAGCAGTCAATACTACATCTGCTTCTGAGACAAGTGTTATAGAGTCTCCTACTCCTTCTACATACCAATTTCCATTAGCGTATTTGGCTGGAGATACGTCACCGTAAAATTTTAATTTCATGCCGTTGGATAAATTGTATCCATTGGCCATTGTATATGCTTTTTTGTTAAGTATTTCTTGTTCTACGTTAATCACAGTATTATCAAGAATATCTTTAATTATTATTAGTCCGGATGCTTCTATATCGTTTTCATTAACATAATACAAATAATCTGGTGCTTCCAGATCAACTTCAAAAGTAATTTGTCCGCTATCTACTTTTTGTGAACTTACTCCGGTACTATAAATCGAACTAGCATCTAAATTTTTGGCAGTTCTTATTGTAAATGGCATATTAGGTGTGTTGATATCAAACACATAAGTCTGGCCTCTAAACAATGTTAGCGTTGTGTTGCTGTTAGGATTTATTGGATTGAAATTGTATCCAAAATTGTCTACATTGTCAATGGCGTTTACTGTAATTGTGCTTTCTACTTCTCTGAAGTTACCATATACAGCAATAGGGTTTGGGCCTTGTGGTAACCAATAGTATTCTCTAAAATTAACAAACTTGTCCCAGTTAATATGAGGATCCCAAGCATAGTATTCTTGAGCATTTGTGATGCTGTGATCAATTGTTTTTGCGTTTCTTATGGCTGTGCTGTTCATGTAGTCCATATAATCTTTATACATGATTACGTTGCCTACATTATCTTCTACCACAGCCGCAGGCTCTAATTGATAACTTTGTCTTGTATTGCTTACATCTTTTACATAGTTGTCTGTAGAAACAAATGCCTTAGAATCTTTTCTTCCAACATAACCATCTACTTTTTCAACCACACCTGGTTGAAGCATTTGATCAAGTGTGCTTCCGATAAATTTAGCATTTGCTGTTGTCCTAAAATACCTTGGAAGGAAATTTATAGAACGTCTTTCAACATTATCATCCCCTACTGGAATGCCATTTTCTTCTTGCGCCATTAGTAACTATATCCTCCGCCACCTGAGCCGCCTGAGCCGCCTGAGCCGCTGCCGCTTGATCCTGATGAACTACTTGAGCTTGTTGTAGTTGTAGTTGTTGTAGTTGTAGTTGTAGTTGTTGCTGTATTCGTAGTCAATGCCTGACTTTGTATTCCTGTTCTATTTGTCTGCGTTGTAGTGACTACTGTCCCTGTTGCTTGTAATCTACTCGCTGTAATAGCGTCGATAATTTCTACATCAGCAACTGTAGCATCGCTTACAAAAATCTCATCATTTTCTGCTTTGATTTCATACAAGCTACCAAAACTTTGATTAGCTTGTGCTGGTACAATAATAAAGTTTACAATATCTGGAGCAGTTTGTGACATCACATAACTTACAAGCTCTGAGAAATAAAATGTATCTCCAAAATCCCAGTTTGACAAAGCAAAAAATCTATTGATTGCTGAAATAACTCTAACTTTTAAATCATTGTCATTAATTACTTCACCTGTATTTTTAACAATCTTAAACTTTGCCTGTAACGTATCTTGACTATTTCTACCAAACAAAGGTTTGTAGCTTACAGGATGATAAATCACTTCATCGCTTATTGATTTAAACTTGTTAATTGTACCTCCAAAATTTTGGAACAATTCATCTGAACTAGGAGGTAAAGGCATAGTATTAACAGTTCCTGCCAAAAACTTTCTATAGTCAATATCATATGATTTAGTTAACAAGTATGTGTCGATAATATTAGACGCACTAGCATCAATTCTATTGCTTTCATCTGCGCTGTGTACATAATGGAACTTTAAATTATCTCTACCTATAAATGCTTTATAATCACTAGTAATAACAAGAACATTATTTGTCAATACTTTGAATATGTCATTACTTGTAATGTAAAATACTTTACCGTCATCGTATTGAGTATAGGACCCAATATCGATCTCATTTGTTACAACTTTTATATCTGTGCCGCTGGCATAGTAATTAAATTTAGCAAACCCTTCCACACTTTCATTCTTCTTTAAGAAAATAAACTTTGTATTGGGATTTACTAACGGTGTAACAATAACATCAAAAATATCTGGATCATCAACACTACCATCATCATTTAGGTCAAAGAAACTGACTTCTACTTTCTTACTATTAATGTATCCATCTGAATTTCTATATACATTTGTAATTTCCCAGTCAAGGTCATTGTTAAATGCTTCTAAACTATCTGGCTTATTATTAAAATTAAGGACACTTATTTTGTCTTTGACTAGTTGTCCTGTTGCTGAATCGTATATACGATTTTCGCCATCAAAGTAAAAATTAAGTTCTGAATCGCTTTCAAAAATATACCTTAAGCCTCTATTTGTTACAGTATATTTTTCTCCATCTGTTTGGAACAATAATAACCAACTAGCATCAAGCTGGTTATTTGTTACGTCACCTGTTTTACCATTACTAAAGTTATCGTAAATATTTAGGTTTTCGTTAATAATAACTCGCCATTGTCTACCTGCTTGGTCATAACGAATGCCGAAAGTTTTATAAGCAAATACTTGATCAATAATTTGCTGTCTTACATCAGCACTAATATCCTTAACAATTTTAGGTTTGACTTCTTCTAAAATACTACCGTTAGGAAGAACATCATTTACCAAAATAGGTCCTTCACCTGTCACACTATCAACAGTTGTGCCTGCGCCATTTACAGAAATTACTTTAACCCATTTATAAGTGCTGGCTCCTTTTGCCGAAGCATCGCTTGTAAGCTCACCATTTCCAACAAAATAAAATCCTGCCGGTGGTTTAAATTTAAGCAGTGCGTTTGCTTCTAAGTATTGTAATGAACCTCCAGTAAATGTACCTGTTTCGTATGGTACTAGGTTAATATTATTCAAATAACCTGTAGACTGATTTGTAGCTTTTGTTGATTGTACAAAAGAAGCATTTAAGTCACTAACAATAATTTTAGCATAATTGTCAAAGTAAAAATTACTTGTTGTTCTACTACCAATGATAGGTAAAATTAAATTTTCAATTTGTCCTTCAATATCTGTTTGCGTATCAAATGTAAAAGTTGCTTTCTCGGTAAAACTTTCTTTATAGATCACGCCGTCATTGGCATATAAATTTGTGCTACTGTATTTGCCTGTAACATCTTTAAGATCAAAATACCTACTAATACCACTAGTTGTTCTATTAACTGATTTAACCTTGATAATTTCTTGGTTAGTTGTTAGCGGTACAACATTATAATCCTCACCTGTGATCATTCTGTTTTGAGTGTAATAAGTTTGCGGAGCATTTTGTCTAATACTTGCTGTTGTTTCGCTTGTAGTAGCATTTACAACTTGCTCTTTTAGTTCTACTCCAATAGTAAGTGTTTCAATAGTGCCCTGTCTGCTAAGATATTCAATGTTAAAAGTAATGTTTGTTAATTCTTCAGGCTTAATTCTCATAGAACGGTTAGCACTTGTTCTATAGTAAACTCTAAATTGTCCTTGAGGCATATTACCAAATGTGCCGTCAGCAAATACTAAACTAATCTCGTCATTCTGTCTTGTTTGAACTACGTAAAAGTTTCTTACACCTTTAGCAACATTATTGTAAATTACATTATTACCTTCAGTAGAGTCAACTTTAGTCCACAGAGTATCTTCACTGCCTGCTGAATTTAAGCCCCAAAGCCAAACATCATCATTATTAATGTTTTCAGTCTCAATAGCAATGCGTTGATTAGCACTTGGGTTATTGATGTTGAATACACTGTTGTTGAGTGTACCTTGTCTAAAATGTACAAAATACCCTGAGTTACTACTGGCATTTCCTCTGCCGTCTTCTCTATATAGAAATGCTAGAGCATTTCCTGGCACTGGATTTTCTTCAGCAATTTTGCTTCTATTCAAATCAACATCAGTAGAAACAATTTCAAACTGTGTAGGTAATCCGTTTACCGCTTTGTTAAAACCGTAGACAGGTACATCTGATGTTGTAGAATTAAATCTGTATTGTTGTGTTAGCACACTATTGATTGTAGCTGTTTTGCCTGGCTTACCAATAGTGTTGTTTAGAGGAAGTGCGGCATTAAGGACACGCTTAAACTGTTCGGCCCAATTACTGTTACTAGGATCATTCCAAATAATTGTTTGATCTCTTAGATTTAAACCGTTGCTGTCTGTAATGTTTTCTGTTGTAGATACTGTTTCAAATTTAAGAAGGCCGTTTGCTGGTTGATTTCTTTTAGCATTGTAAGAAAGTGTTCTTGCCAAACGTAATACACTTTCTCTACGTTCTGCTAGTTCAATAAAATTTTCTCTTGAATTAAGGTCAACACGATAACTGATGTTTTGCCCAAGATAGGCGATCATATCAATTAGAGCAAGGTACTCTGATGTATCAATATAATCATTAAAATCTTCAGGATAATTAGTCCTTAGATAGTTAATCATAGAACGTCTTAGAGTGTCAAAATCGTATGATCTAAACTCTGCGTTTCTGTAGCTTTGATAGACTTTTTTCCAGTCTTCTGCTAGTAATAATCTATTTTGTCTATCGGTTGATGACATCAGATGTTCTCCAAATACTGTTAGTAGTATTTATTATTTTGAATTATAGTGGAGTTTAATTTTGTTATACAATACCAACAGATCTATCAAACTGTAATTTAAGCTGTTCACTTATATTGTACTGTACATATGTTATAGTACATTCTATTTGTAAGCCAGCTTCGTACTCGCTTACTTGTACTCCTGACGCTCTAGTTCTTGGATCATAATTTACAATTCTTGTAACATTTGTAGTAATTGCTTCTTTAAGTTCCTCTGTTAGCGGTTCAAACATGGCGTCCCAAATAATACAGCCAAATGTAGGATCACTCAACTTTTCTCCTTGGCGTATTTGAAAATGATTTATAAGATCCTGTTTGATTAATCCTAGATCATATTGCTGGAAAGTATTGTTTTCTTCATTAATCGTGCTGAATCCTCTGTAGGCTTTTTGCTTTACAGGAGGCTTAGGATTTTTTGCTGTCTTAATTTTAATTTCTTTATACAAGTCTGCCATACTAATATTTATCCTGCGGGTCCGCCAGCAAACACTGTGCTTGCTCCTGTGGTCATTGCTCCAGCATCTGCTGAGTCTCCAATCCTAGCTGTAAATAATCCAACAGTAATAACTGTGGTGTCTCCTACATTTACTTCTGCTACGTGTGAACTACAAGGTATAGGGTCTATTTCATGGCTTATTGTGACGTCAGTTTTCCGAGCAACTAATTCACCTTCAGCGAATACAGTAGATTGCGAAGGTGTATCAAGAGTAGTTGTACCATCGCAACCATGTCCTGTGTTTAGTTCGTCACCTTCTCTACATACTGCTGGCATGTTATTGTACCGTTGCTTGCCCAGTGCCTGGGTATTCTACAGGAGACAAAGAAGTAATAGGTGTTAAATCAAGGCTAACAATCTTTGCGTAAAATCCTTTTCCAATGCGTATTCTATTCTGTGTGTTACTACCCGTAGTGTCAGCATACCCAACAGCTTTACGGAATTCCTCACCTAACACCTGAAACGCATAACTACTCCATGTAATTGACTTAGTTTTAAAATATGCCACAGCAATCTTAACCGCAGTTTCGGGGTCGTTTGCCATTTCAGGATTGGCAATAAGATCAACACCAACTAAAGGTCCATACTTATTATAATTGTATCTACCTGTCAATTGTATCAATCCTCTACCTCTATAATTCCATCCATCACCGTCTTGAGTATTTCCTAGTCCTTTATTTTGTCCGTAAATTGTATTAGCTATAGCCGCTTGTCCTGCCGCTACTAATTCTTCAGCAAATGCTAATGTTTTTACTCTACTTGGAAATACAGCTCTTAGTCTTTGGGCAGAATAATTCATACTTTCACTTCTTGGTTTAAAGTTACATTCTGCCATAATTTGTGCCATAGCCATACCAATAGCTTGCGCATTTCCTGGCGTTGCTCCTACTGGGAGTAAAGTAGGATCTGCTTCTACAGTAGACAAACCTAGTTCACTAGTCAAAACATGTAAGAAATATCTTTGTAAATCATTAACTTCAACAGGATGCCCTGGTTGTTGTCCGCCTGATGGTCCTGTTACTCCAGGAACCACTACTTGAGGATTATCTTTTCCTTGAGCAACATTAGCAACTGCTGGTCCACTGTCACTGTTGTACGGCGGTTGGTCACCTTCACTATTAATTTGTGTAGGAACATTTACAACCGCTGCCGGCGGTGCTTCTATTGCTTCAGTTTTACTTGGAGTATGAGCTCCTGGATTTAGATTCTCATGTTCTGCCCAAGGTTCACGTCTTGGAACACGTCTTGGGTATAAGGCAAATGCGGCTACTGATGCTTTCAAACTATCCTGTGTTACAGGTGTACCTGTAACTTCTGTCCCTGTAGAATCTGTAACTTTATCTTCTGTATCTCCAGTAATAAATGTATCACTTATTCCGTCTGCTCCGCTTGCCGGAGAACCAGCTGTATTCATATGGATAAACGTAGCAGTTTCTAAATGATTACCTGTGCTTAGAATATTTGTATTAGCCCCGCTTGTAAATTTATTATCTCCGGTAGTATTAATGTTCAACGCACCGCCTGTAACTTGTCTATAATTTCCTTTAACTTTATTATTGAAATCTCCGTTAATAGCAAGTGTGCCAGAGCCTGTAACCTGTAGGCTGTAGTGTTCGCCAACTGTTGTTCTGTCATCTAGTTTAACAATATGATCTTGATTACCACCTATATAAACTTTTTTATCTACGCCTACAAATTGATCAAAATTCGCGGCTATGTCTAGCTTGTGATCCACGCCTACTTTGGTATCCATATTGATACCAACTGTTGTTTTCATATTTTCGCCAGCATTTATGTTAATGTTACGTTTGGCGCTTAGATTAATATCTCTGTCTGCGTGGACATTCAAATCATTTGCTGTTCTAATGCTAATACTATCGTCGGTATAGATATCAATCTTACCATTACTAGTAAGTTCTATCCAAGCACTGCCTCTACTGTTACCTATATAGATTAAATCTTCTGCGTTGTGCATTAGTATCTGATGACCGGTCCTAGTACGCAATCTTACATGTTCATTAAACAAT